TCCTAGTGCTGTGGCTAATATGTACCTGGAAGCTGTAGCAGCTCCACCTCCACCCCCACCGCCAGTTTTTAGAGTACCAGAAGCATAGCGACCACCACCGCCGCCTCCTCCACCACCGCCAATAGCAACTACATAAACGTATTTAAGTCCTGGCTGTTTAGTCCAAGTAGCTCCAGCCGTGTATTCACGGATGATTTGCTGACCACCACCAGGTAGCCTGGTAAGAGTGCCCGTCATATTACGATAGCCTCGGCAGGTATAGTTATCTGCGTATTGCTTGTATCAACTCTTCTTACGTCAATCTGATTGGCGTTTGTAATGCCTACTACAAGTCTTGATGAGCCGCTGAGTATTGTCATAGCTGTGCCAGTAGCTCCACGGCGATATTCTATAGCTACAGAAGATGTATTTACTATGTCCAAACAGTTGCAGGTTTGAGAACTAAATGCAGTGTAGTTAGTGCCTACAGCCGCAGTAGTTACGCTCATTATTGTAGCTGATACCGCACCTGGTACTGACACAGGCATAGGATTAGCAGCGGATACATCAGTAGCACTACCGTCAGCGCCTTCTGAGATTTTAACACGCTGGTAAAGAACTCCGCTTAGATCATCAGCGGCTATAGTTGCTCCTGTTCCTGGTGTATATCCGACATTATCCGCCATAAATTATCCTACAGTGCAAAGATTCCTGAAGCGTTAAATTGAACATCAATGTTGTTGCCGTTTGGCGTAACAGGGAGACCGCTTGCCGCTACGTCAATGTACATGATTAGCGGTGATGTAGCTGCGGAGCCTGTGTCTTTGTAAATAATTAACGCTTCTACAGATGCTCCTGTTACTGATGTAAAAGTCACATTATCAGCGTCAAACACACCGTCAGTTATTGTTTTAGAGTTTAATGTCTGAGACGTACCAATCTCTGCCGCACTAGCTGCTGACCAAAACTCATCAGTACCGCTGTAGGTATAAACACCAGTATCAATCAAAGCTATCTTGATAGTGTCCGTTGGCATATCAATAAGAGCATCAAGGAACTTTTGTTTCGCTTTTGGATAAATTGCGTTTGCCATTAGTCTAACTCAATCCCGTTTGGATTGCCTTCCTCATCAAGTGTTATACGTTGTACTTTTACTTCTGGTTGCTCTGTTATTTCTATAGCGGTTGGATTGCCGTTATCGTCAGTAATTATCTTGCCTGACTTCTTGCGTCCCGTCATACCGCCCATACTCATTAGCTTAGGACTTTGGTTGATTGCCTCCATTTGTAGCCTGATTCGCTCAAGCTGATTCTCCGAAGCCAGTCTACGCTCCTCCATCAGTTTTTCTGACTCAGATAGGCGCATACGCATTTGCTCAAGCTCAAGCTTTTGTATCTCAATGATGCTCTGCATCTGACTAGCTTCTTGCTTGATGAGTGCCTTATCGGACTCAGATTGAGCTTGCGACTGAACTTTAAGCATATCCACCTGTACGGCTGACTGCTTAACCTGTAGCTCTTGCTGAGCAAGTGCCAACTCTTGTTGCTTGAAGTACTCATCTGCCTGTTGTTTTTGAACAGAGATTTGAGCGTCAAGCTGGTCACGTTGGGCTTTGAGTTGCTGATTCTGCACCTCAATCTGGCTGCGTACCGCTCTATCATTAGCTTCCATTTGCGCCTGTTGCAGACGAGCTTGAGCCTCTATCTGTGCAATTTGCAAGCGCCCCTGTACCTCTTGCATGGTTGGGTCTGGTGGTGGCGGTTGTTTCGCAGCTTCTTCTTTAGCCTTAGCAATCTCCGCAATTTGTTGAAGAGCTTTCGTAAAGATGCCATCGAGTTCTTTGCCTCCCTTAAACCTCTTAATCATGTTTTGAAAGAAGCTAATACTGAACTCAGCTAGGGGTGGGTATTGGTCTACTAGACCTCGCATTTGGTCAAAGAATCCACCAGCGGTCTGAATTAGGTTTACGCCTTCTTGCTGCTGTTGTTGCTGGTCGATAGCAATCATAGAGTCGGAGGCAATCTCAATGCGGTAGTTACGCATCTTATTGTCCCGAAGGATGCTAAGAATCTGCATCTTAGTCATGTCTACGATCTGAGCCATATCAGGCATGGGAGGTGGCTCACCTAGTGGCATACCATCTGGACCCATTGGAGGAGGTGGTGGGGGTGGAAGGTATATTGTTGGAGCTATAAGCTCATCTGCATCTGCTACTTCTAGGATGCGCTGGTCATCAAACTGTTCCGCAATAATTGTGCCAAGATTGCTGATTGCATCAGATACAAACTTGGTGAACATATTTTGTCTGACAATGAGACCAAGGCTAGACCACTGGTTTTCTAGTCTATTAGCCGTAGCTGACTTGTATTGCTCTGATGTACCACGGAGCAGGTCAGATACCTTCAGGGTTTCATAAAGCTGCTGTAGGGCTGTCTGTCGTGCGCCCTGAAGCACGTTTAGAGCGTTAATGAATGGTTCTACTGGGTAGAAGTTCATAGCAGCGGCAAGACCGCCACGCCCCTGATTTGACGTCCAGTTGTTAACAGGGACGCCTTTAAGGTCATCTTGAAAGATTTGCTCAATGGTTTGACCCATAGCTGAGTCGTACGCAAAGTTAGTGCGGATTGCTTGGGTGACAGCGTGAATACGAGTAGTGAGCCGCTCTACCTCTAGGATTTGGTCTTTTACATGAGCGTAGTCTGAGACGGGGATAACGCTATCTGGGTCAAGACTTTGACGGATAACGGAACATGGGTAGAACTTTTCAAACTTAATTGGTGGTTCTGTCTCGTCAATTAGGATTTGGTCGCCTGACTTTTGAATCCAGTAGACCTTGTTTGTAGCCTGGCACCAGATTTCAAACACTTCAGCTTTGCCGTCGTACTTGTCCTCGTTTCTAGCGATTTCTTTCTTAATGACCTCTGGAAAGCTGTCATAACTGAGCATCTCAGCTTTTTCTGCACCGAATAGAGCCTCTGCCTGGTCTCTATCAAGAAACGCTCGTCTTGCTTGCCACTCAATTTCTGACTCGTTTCTAGCGTCTGAGCAGAAGTAATCGTTGTACTGAACTACGTCTAGGATAGCTCGCTCACTTACCTTCTGTTCTACCTTTACAGAAGCCAATAAAATGCCGCCAGGAGCCTCTGTAATGTCCTCTAGCTCATCGGTGAAGGGGTTACCATTACCGTCAGAGTAAGAGCCGTTGTCGTTGCGTATAACGGCTATTTGCTGAAATACAGTCTCAAACTTAGGTTCATACCTAGCCCACAAAACGGCTTGCCCAGTAAGCAGGAATTGCAGTGCTGCGTTGTATCCAACCCTGTCAAAGTCAAAGTGACAGTCCATAGAGTACTGAGTGTTTCGCTCAAGGATGATGCTACCAAGCTCGTAGGGTATGCCACCTGTACGCTTTCTTAGGTTTACTTCTGCTTTAGGGGTAGAGCTGTAATAGGCAGGAAGTAGGGTGTTAATACAGTACCACCATACGTTTAGACGGCGCTGGGCGTCCTTTAGGCTGTCGATCTGCTTTTGGGCGTTGTATACCCTTATGGACTCTTCAGCATCGCCTATAAAACGTTTACGGCGGTCCTCAGAGATAGTGATTTGTTGCTTCCACCAGCGAGGCGAGTATTTCTTAACGAGTGACTTAGCAACTTTCTTCATATTCTACTTTTTGCGTTTCTCGCCCTAATCTTTTCGATGTAACTCTGTATTTGTATCACACCTTTGTTAAAAACCTGCTGCGGTTGTTCCCATTTGGCATCTATAAGTCTTGCTTTGCACATATAGCGTAAAGCGTCTGCGGCATGGTCATTACCAGTCGTATCCAAATCCTCTGGGTGACGTTTATCTATTGACATGGATGGTAGAGTTTCTAAGAGGTATGGGCAAGTTGCAAAAATGTAGAGTAGCGGAGGCTTAGCGACTAACCGTTGTCGTATCTGAGACCAGCCACTAATTCGGTCGTTATCGGCTCGTCTAAAAGGGGGATGTTTGTACTTGGCAAACACCGTAGCAAATTGCTCATTAATACTAGGACCACCATCACACTTAAAGATTGACGGGTCAGCTACAGCTATTGGATTTTCTCCCACGGATGCTGAAGCGATTCGAGTAGCTTGCTCGACGTTATCGACTCCTTTTCCCCACATTTCTCGATAGACAATAAGACTTCCCTTTGGATACGGAACCTCATTACCTCCATCATCACGTCCAGAGCTAACAGCACCCCAGACAGCAGCAAAAGGACTGCTATAACCCCAATCAAACCCCATATAACGGGGCCAGTGCTTTGGTACATTGAAAGGAGCAATAATATGTTTAGAGCTAAACTCTGGAAAGTAACTACCTTCATGTATCTCAAAGTCTCCTTCTAGCCACGCCCGTACTAGCTCAGGACTACCAACCATGTGCAATCGGTTAATGTATTCTGGGTCTCTAGCTAGCAAGATTTGATTATCAACTACCCTGCTTGGTATGTAGATATAATCAAACTTAGCTCCGTTAGGCAGCATCTTTTCTAAGACCTTCATGCCCTTAGGAGCTGGTCTAATAAACAACTCTTTAAGCCAGCTATGACCTACACCACCAGGGTTAAAGGTAAGAATAACCTGACCACCGCCCTTACCTCGGAGCGCTCCGAATAACTTCCAGATACAGCTAGGGTCAGAGTAGTTTCCCGCCTCTTCTATAGCGGCGTGGGATAGCGACTGTCCCTGGTACTTTTCAGCATCAGCGTCATTAGCTAGTGGTCTAAACCGTAAACGTCCACCATTAACAAAAGTGAACTGTTTCTTTTGATCCTGCCAATGAGCTTTTAAGGGTAGGTAAATCTGTTTGGCTCGCTCAATAAGGTCATCAGCCTGGGGTAGTTCTTTACGGAAGAAGATAGCGTTAAAATCAGCGCCAAGGCGTTCTTGGTCTACTGCCATCTTACCCAACACCCCGTCAGTTTTACCGCCTCCACGGGCACCACCGAAGCCAATAAGGGTAATGGGGCAGTTTACTAGAGTTTCCTGTGCGCCAGGTTGCGGCGACCATACAATGTTCTCATCGGTGCGCTGGTTTGCGAACCAATCACTATTTTCCACTCACCATCACCGCATTATCGCTATAAATCCGCTCTACGTTACACTTAAAGTTCTGGCACACAAAGTAAGGTCCAGTCTCTCCAGCCTGTAAACTAACATACGGCTTATCATCGGCTACCTTAACCGTACTAATATACCCACAACCAGGACACCTCTTAACCTCAGCATCACTCTCTTTAAGCCTGTGTTCTATCCCCATACCCTGTCGTAATCCTCTTTAGTTACCTCGTGCTTACTCACCTCAATCACACCCCTACAAAACCTAACCCTGCAATAAATAACCTCACTCATAGGTACTTCCATGCCTACCAACTTACAGTAAGGACACCTAAAGTATCTTAACCTCTCAACTACAGCCTTCTTACGCTTCACTCTTTATCCAAATACCGCTGGATAAACTCTTCCTTGGTTAATGGCTTGGAACTAACAACACTCCTGACCTCCCCAGAAATCTCAATCTGATGCTGCTCACTCCACCCTAGCTTAGTCTTTAACAAGTGAAGCAACACAGGCGTATTACCATTCATAGCCTCAGACACAGCCACAGAAGCTAAACCACGCTGCATCTCAGCCTGACCCTCTAAAAACTCCTCTAGGTAATACTTCTCTAGCAAATGCGTCGATAAACGTGCTGCAAGCGCCGTAGACGACTTAGAAAGACCTAGCCTGGCTAAGTCCCGTATCTGTAAGCCAAGCTGCTCATTCTTAACGTGGTGCCTTGTATGCGGTATCTCACGCAACACTGGCGGCAATACCTCTACTTCAGGATTTTTTATACTAGGCTCAACCCCAGCAACTTCATCTCGTTTCAAATCGTCTTCAGTCATAAAAACTCTATTAGGCGTAGGCAGAACAATGTTTGAGTAATGTACTGGGATTTTTATATGGGTGATGGGATATAGACATAACCGGTACCCGCCTGACTTTCAAAATCGTTTTCGTTTTGGAAATCCTAGCTAGCCCAGGGAATCCTATGTAGTTGGAATCATTACCAAATATCGGATAGGTGATTAGTATTCTAATACTAGTAAGCAACTGAGGGGTACCTTGGCTCATGTGACTATGCGATATCATTGAGTAACTGCACAAACTCTGAGTCGGTTAATCCTGCTATGTCCTTGAGCATAGCTATCTCGAGTGGCCAGTACATAACCTTGTACCGCTCACGATACTGCCATGCCTGCCGAGTGATACCTATTAGCTCACCTGCTTTAGTCTGGTTCAGACCTAGCAACTTGCGTATAGAGTAGTAGAGATTCCCGGCGGGTCTACCTATGCCGTGTCTGAATCTGGCACGATGTCTCTTGGAGTATATTTCCTTGAGTTGTTTGATGCGTTGAGATTGTTCGACTCCATGCAACATATCACTAAGCAGTAAACTATTTTTACGTTAAGCGCAAAAATAATGATCCGATTATACTTGCATCAGCATCATATCTGCTGTAAACTATTTTGTATTGAGTAAGTAACTCATTGTAACTACGGAGAATATATGACTTCAATCGTTGCTCGAATACTTCTAAACACAGGTTACAGATTCCCAAAGTACGGCTTGTTCGGTCGTGATTGCCGTGGTCGTCGGCTTCTCAAGTTAGTCGGCATTAATTGTGTACGCTGCAACCTAGCGGCTGATTCGTTACATATGAGCTTGGAGCGCTAACTCGACAGTCTACAGGGTACTCTCCGGAGTACCTGATAGACTAGCGATAGTGCTAGTTAACTAAGGAGAAATAATATGATCGTAGCTTATTACACAACCTGGAAAGATGCTTCAGCAGTAGCCTCAACAATTAAAGATGCATGGGTAGAAGCCATTGTACAAGATGGCGTTAATCTATACGTGGTTTACGCAATCAACTAAACCACTAACCAACTACGGAGAATATATTATGATCAGCGATGAATTACACCAGGAATCTCAACAATATATAAAATTCAATGCCAAGACTCATCAATGGCAACTCAAAGGCGGTTTGAAGCGCATTATCGCCTTTGCCATTCGTGCTAGTGCCAGTACTAACCGGTATTTCGATACTATGACCGAGCTGCTGTATACGGTACTCCCCCCGTTTTATTTACTTGATCATGATGATCAAAGGAAATTGCTGATAGCAGCTTCGGAAAGTAAAGCTCTGTGTGCTCGCATTGGCTATCGATTCGAGGCTAAAACTTGGGTCGATACCTACAAGTTTAACAGCGCCATCAAGTAATAATCCCCATCGACTAACCAATCAACCAACCAACTACGGAGATATATATGCAATTAGAAACCTTGAGACTGTTAGCAGTATGGAGTAGCGGCATCGTTGGTGCTGTTTGTTTGGTAATCGAGTACGTAATTAACTAGGGGGATATATGCTTAAAGAATCGGATATCTTATTTGAGATTGGCGACTATTGGGTATGCAAGGCTATCGGTCGTAAATGGCAAGGCTATGAGGTCCTCAAGAATGGGATTACTCATAGTGTTGTAGTCGCTAGCATTGGGTACACGGGCGATAAGGGATTAACCCGAGCTATCGAGGAAGCTACGAAGCGGCACAACATAAATACCAACCAAAATAACTAGGGGAATATATGGCAAAGTTTAATGGAAAATACGTAATAGTATGTGATTGTTGCGATACCGTGTGCGGTAGTTACAATCGAGATACAGACGAACTAAAGTCTAAGTCAGTTTGTGAGTGTGGTTCAAATGATTTGAGTTACCATAGCGAAGCAGAATATCGGGAAATGCTAACTGGAGGGTTGGATAATGAATAACTTTATGTACATCAATTTACAAACT